GTTCCATGATCACCTGACCTTGTCACATAATATGATTTCCTAAGCTTACTGCTATTTATATCTTAACCCTATTGTGCAACTTGAGGTTGTGGATCAAAGGTTCAAGTGCACCAGAAACTATTTCCTTTTTTGGGCTCTCATAACATGGCCCCCCCTTCAAGTTTCCTTGTTCTGAGGAATTTTTCTATTAATACCAATTTTCGTCCCATCTCTTTTCCCTCTCCTTTTCATATCTTCTTCTCCCCCATCCGTATAGTAGTTTTGCTGTGAATTCCCTAGGTAATTCCTGACTAAACTCCTTTTCTTCTTCTTCCTGCTCCTGTCACCTTAGTTCTTTGACCTCTTCCCCATACTCCCTCTCAAACTCTTCTACTAACTCTTTTGCATTTTCCAAATTTTCTTTATTTTCCCAGGTGTCTTCTTCCACCATGTAACCCTTCCATCTCACCAGGAACTTTTCCTTTCCCCTTACCGTCCTCTTGTTTAAGATTTTTTCCACCTTGAATTCTTCTTCTCCCTTGATAATGACTGGTTTTGGCAGTGTTTTCTTTTGTCCCTCTACCTGCGGTTTATAGAGCCGTACTCTACTTACATTAACTACTGGATGTATTTTAATAGACTTAGGTAGTTCTAATTCTATTGCATTACTAGAGACAATTTCCTTGACTTTGTAGAGGCCCACAAAACATTCTGTTAACTTCTCTGATCTTCTCCCTTTCATCTGCCATTTCAAGTCCTTCGTGCTTAGCAGTACTAAGTCTCCTACTCTGTACTCCTCTCCCTCCCCTCGCCTTCTGTTTGCAAACTTCTTCATTTCCTCCTGTACTTTTCCTAACACTGCTTTTGCTTTCTCCTGGATTTTCTTTATCCTTTCTATGAATTTTCCCACTGCTTTGTACTTTTCTTTTCTTCTCCCCTCAAATCCCATCCTTGGGTCTTGACTATAGTTTGCTTTGAATGGTGATGTTTTTGTTGCTGCATAGATTTTGTTATTGTATGTGAATTCTGCCATTCCTAACCAATCTGGTTACTGCTCTTGTCTATGGTTGATGAAGACCCTCAGATATTGTTCTAACTCCTGGTTTATCCTTTCTGTCTGCCCATCTGTTTGAGGGTGATAGGCTGTTGAGAGCTTTGTCTGGATTCCCAACAAGTTATTCAATTGCCTCATCATTCCCACCACAAACCACACTCCCCTATCTGATATGATGCTTTCTGGAAGTCCATGCAACTTCTATACATGATCTCAAAATAGTTTTGCAAGTCTCTCTGCTGATGTTTTCTCTGTTGTTGCTATGAAGTGTGCCATTTTACTAAAGCAATCACATACTACTAAGATAGCATCATATCCCTGGGCTAATGGCAGTTTGGTAATGAAGTCTGCCAAGATATGACTCCATGGTTTTTCTGGGATTGCATTGGACATTAGCTTTCCCACTGGTGCTTCACTTCGGTTCTTGTATCTTTGACAAGCATCACATCCATCCACATATCTTCCTATCTCTTTCATTACTCCTGGCCACCAGTAATTCCTGGTGATCAATTCTGTCATCTTCTACCTCCCCCCATGCCCTCCTACTGGAGTGTCATGGTGTAATCAAATTATCTCCCCCCTGAGTTCTCCTTCTGGCATGTATATCCTTTCTTCCTTCATTACTATTCCATCTTCTATCTCCCATTCTTCATCCTTCAACGTTTTTATTCCTGCCTTCTTCAATTCTTCTACTGCTTTTACTACCTTTTCATCCTCTTCCTATGCCCTTTTAATTCTTTCCTTCAAGTTTTCTTCCTCTATTATCATTTCTGCTCCCCTAATCCATTCTGGCTTTATCAACTTCTGATTCTCGTTGTCCTTTTCTACTCTCTCTTGCCAGTCTGGTCTCCTACTTAATCCATCTGCCTTTCCCATGCTCTTCCCTGGAATGTGTTTTAATGTAAAATTAAATCATGATAGATATAGGGCCTATCTTGCTTGTCTACAATTTAATTTTTGGTTTGTCATGAAATACTAGAGGTTTTTATGATCTGACCAAATTTCAAATTTGAGCTTCACTCTCTCCAAATAGTGCCTCCATGCTTCTAGGCACCTAATGACTGCCAGCATCTCCTTATCGTGAATTTTGTAATTTTGCTCTGTGGTGTTTAGCAATTTAGAGATGAAGGCCACCGGCCTCCACTTCCCATCCTCACACTTTGTCGACAATACTCCTCCTGTTGCATAGTCTGAGGCATCTGCTTCCACTCTCATCTCCCTATCAATATCTGGGATCGCTAAGATGGGTTCTGTGGTGAATACTGCCTTAAGTTTCTTGAACGCCTTCTCCTGTTCCTTTTCCTACTTCCATTTCTGCTCCTTCCTGACCAGTACATGTAGCAGTGCTGCTATCTTAGCAAAGTCCTTTATAAACCTCCTGTAATAGTTGGCAAGGCCTAGAAACTTTTGTACTTCCTTGACATTTCTGGGTGCTAGCTAGTTTAGTACTTCTTCTACCTTTTCCTTTTGCATTTCCACCCCCTTTGGACTGATTACTACTCCTAGGAATTCTACTTCTCTTACTTTCCATCTACACTTTTCTGGTTTCGCAAATAGGTCATTTTCTTCTAACCTCTTTAACACTTTCTCTACTAACTTATTGTGTTCCTCTTCAGTGTCTGTAGCTACCAGGATGTCATTGATGAATGTCGCCATATCTCCTTGGTTTATGAGATCTCTGAACAGGTTGTTTATCATTGTTTGAAAGGTAGTGGGGGAGTTTGTTAATCCAAAATACATGACCATGGGTTCATAAGCTCCAATATACATTGTAAATGCTGCCTTCCATTCGTCTCTCTCTTTGATCCTGATGTTATTGTATCTCTACCTTAGGTCTAGCTTCATAAACACCTTTCTCTTTCCTACTCCATCCAGGATGTCTGTGATGAGGGGTAAGGGATACCTATTCTTTATCATCCACTGATTTATGTGTTGATATTCCTGCACCATTCTCCATGTGCCATCCTTTTTTGCCACAAAATGTACTGGTGACGTTTGGGGTGACTTGGAAGGTTGAATGTATCCTTTCCTCAGCTGATCCTCTACAAATGCTTGTACTTCTTCCCTTTCTTCCCTTGACAACAAGTATACCTTTCCCTTTCTTAGTGCAAACCCTTCTTTCAACTCTATAGCATGGTTCCAGGTCTTCCATACTGGCATTCTTCCTGACTCCCTTTTTCTGAACACCTTCTTCCACTTCCAAAACCTTCTGGGTACTAATTTTTTTAACGTTTTTTCATCCTCATCCTTTTCTACCTTTCTTGCTTCCTTCTCCCTTCTTTTTTGTCTTCTCCTTCTACATATAGGTAGACAATGTGTCATTTCTACTTCCCCCTTTTCCCAATCTATCTCTGTGTTATGGGCTGCCAGCTACAGCATTCCTAGTATCACTTCCATCTTTCCTAAATTACACACATCCATCCTTGCCCTTTCTACATGTCCTTTGAAAAACATATTGCACTCTACCTGGTGCATTATGGCTCCTCCTACATTTACTGTTCCATCTACATTTTTAACTACCAGGGGTTTTTTTAATCTTTCCATTTTAAATCCCTTTTCTCTGGCAAAGGTTGTATCCATGAATAGATCTGTTACTCCACTATCTAGTAGTGCTTCTACTGCTACCCCTTTATGACTTTCCAACTTTTCCAGTCCCACCTTCATCCAGACTTCTCTTAGTGGCCAGAGTGTATGCCGCACCTCTCTTACTCTCTCAGTTGTATTGGTGAAAGTTAATTTATTGCCCAGCTTTTCTAGGTGCAATACACTGTACAAATTATTGGAGGCCAGCTGAGAGCTTACTGTCCTCCATTTTCTTTTGCTGACTCTTGCGGTGTCTCTACTATCCTCCCTTTGTGCTTTTCCCAACAATTTTTGGCCATATGGCCCCACTTCCCACAGACATAGCATGTCCTATCCCCCCCCCCCTCTTCCTCTATCTATATCCATTGTGTTTGGGTCTCTCCTTGGACCTGTTTGAGCTCCTCCTCTATTGAATGTATTTTCTCCTCCTCCTCCTCTGTATCCTCCCCCCGTTCTTTATGTTATTTGTCCCCCTCTTCCCCTATACAATCCTCCCCCTCTTGGCTGTGTATTTCCCCCTGGGCATGCCTCATTCCTCTCCAACATTCTTTCCTCTGCCCTGCTTTGCCTTTGGTTTCTATCTAATCTCACTGCTCTTTCTTGCCACTCTCCAATAGTAGTTGGCAGTTCCTCTGCTTTGGCCAACTTCCTCCTGATGGCCCTGTTCAATCCTCTCTTGAATTCTTTGATAAGGGGCCTTCCCTCATAGCCGCTCTCTCTGGCAACCTTTTTAAATTCCTGCACATACTCATCACAGGTCCTTCCTTCTTGCTCAATTGTCCTCAGCTGCTCTATTTTCCTCTCTTCCTCTGATATCTCTCCAAAGTCATTCCTTATTTTTGTAAACAACTGCTCCACTGATTCCACCTCTAACTCTCCTTTGGCCAGCTCATCCAACAAGTTATCCTTCCATACCTCTACTATTCCTCACTGCACATATGATAATACCCAGGCCACCTGGGTTGCTGCTGCTTCTTCTGTTATCTTCATCCTGATATATAGGCAAGCCGCATTAACAAACACACTCACCTCCTCCATTTTTCCACTAAAGACTTGAGGTTTCGTGACCTCTACTCTGCTCTCTTGTTGCTGAAGGAGCATGGTGTTAACCTGCTGCTACAGGGTTGCGATCATAGCAAGGAGTTGTTCCACTCTAGGGATAGGTACTGGAGAAGGTTCCCTTCATTGCTGTTGTTGTTGTTGTTGTTGGTGGGACATGTTGCATAGTGGTGGTGGTGGGAATGGCGATAGCAATTTGTATTCCAATGATTCTTGATCCAGGGTAACTAGCTAAGGCTATGTCCAACAGGGTGCAAGACCTTCACCTGTTTGGACTTCTACTGTCCTACTGGCTACTGCCCTAATCAAATTGGTATACAATTGCCTCTAAGTAGAGGACCTCTAAGCTAAGCAGTTTCCTAAAGAATGACTGCTACTCTCCTGCATGTACCACTCACAATGGAGTGCAGCACAGAGTTTATATAGAGAAGAAAGTAAAGAACAGCATCCAATTATGAGGTCAGGACTCAAACAGGATACCTGGACTTGGTATCTAGTCTCCTCCCTTAGTCCCTAACTGACTGAGAAGTCCTCTTTACAGCTAGGGCCCACTATCCAAAATGCTTGTGAGCACTGTGCTCACTAGCAAGGGAGATAAAAGAGTAAGTGGGTGGTGAGGCCGTGAGATGTGAGGTCACTATTGGGAATCGAGTTCTTATGTTATCGATAGACAGTGAATGTCCTTAATGATCACCCTAGGTGGATGTTCAAGAAGAACTTGATGGAGTTCTTCGTTGGATTGCAACCTTATTTATACTACTACTATAGTTGTCATGACTTGACCAAACAACTAAGTCATTATTTATTTTCTTTTCTTTTTCTTTTCTTTTAATTAAGAAAACCAATGGATGCACGAGGAGAAATGACTCAAAGGAGACATGCAGGACTTTGTAAATAAGAGTAAATACAAAAATGTGTATAAGTACTGTACAGAAAACAAACGGGAACTCTATCGAGTTCTTCTTGTCAACTCAGACCAGGAGGGTAGTTAAGTCATCTCGGACTAAGTTACTACAACAGTGGCTGTACTCTAAAGTCCCATGATCACATGTCCTTTCTAGAATGTTCCATGATCACCTGACCTTGTCACATAATATGATTTCCTAAGCTTACTGCTATTTATATCTTAACCC